ATTATTTTATGATGAAGAACTTACAACAAATGAAAAGGCACATATGATAAAAAGGTTATTACCCTTTAATAATATTTTTTATTTAAAATGGTTGTTTAAAAGTGCAACTAACAGTATAGTAGATTCAATGAAACCAGAGAGATATTAATATGGCTATAGTCGTAAATGATACAACACCAAGAAACCAGTACACAGCTACGTCTGCACAGACTACGTTCACTTACTCCTTTGAGATATTTGAAGTTACTGATATAAAAGTATTTCAAGGTTCTACACTCCTAACATACGCTAGTAGTCCTTCGGATAAAACTGAGTACAAGGTTACTGGTGCTGGTACATCAGGTGGTGGCACTATCGTATTAGGTGGTGGTGCTACTGCTGGAGATGTTTATACACTAGTAAGAGATATACCTGTTGCAAGAACAACAGATTTTCCTACATCTGGTCCGTTTGTGATAGATAGTTTAAATACTGATCTTGATAAAATGGTTGCTATGATGGGTGAAAGGGAAGATGAGATAGCAAGGTCAATAAGACTAACTGATGATGATGCTTCTGCAACATTGACATTACCACTCAAGGCAAATAGAGCAAATAAAGTATTAACATTTAGTAGTACAGGTAATGTAGAAACTTCTATTGCGGCAACAGACGTAAGTACAGTTGCTGGTATTTCAAGTAACATAACAACACTAAGTGGTATAGCCAGTAATGTTACAACAGTAGCTGGCATAAGTAGTAATGTAACTACAGTTGCTGGCAAAGCATCAGAGATAACTTCTGTTGCGGCAGTTGCAAGTTTAATAACATCAGACTTTGTATCGGATCTAAACACTTTAGCAGTAACAGACGTAGTAAATGATATTAATACATTAGCTACTTCTGATATTGTAAGTGATCTTAATACACTAGCAACATCAGATATTGTTAGTGATTTGAATACTTTAGCAACAAGCGATATTGTTTCTGATATAAACACTCTTGCTACAAGTGATATTGTAAGTGATCTAAATACACTTGCTACAAGTGATTTTGTATCAGATTTAAACTTAGTAGCTACTTCAACAAATGTAAGTAATATAGCTACAGTTGCTGGCAATAACTCAAACATAAATACAGTAGCTGGTAATAATTCTAATATTTCTACTGTTGCTGGAATATCCAGTAATGTTACGACTGTTGCTGGTATTACAAGTAATATTGCTACAGTTGCTGGTATATCAGCAAATATAACTACAGTTGCTGGTAATAATGCAAACATAACTACATTAGCTGGCATAAGTTCAGATGTAACATCTCTTGCTAGTGCTCTTGCTTCTACTACAAATTATACTGTAACAGTAGCAAGTGGTACATTATATGGTGGTGGTACTGGTAATGTATTTTATTTAGATGGTACTGGTAATCCAGCAATTACTTTAATAAGAGGTAATACATATATATTTGATCAAAGTGATTCAAGTAATGCTGGACACCCAATAGCATTTAGAACAAGTGCAGATGCAAGTTATACAACAGGTGTTACTTCTACTGGTACTCCTGGAAGTGCTGGAGCAAAAACTACTTTTGTTGTACCTTCAGATGCACCAGCTTCATTAAAGTATTATTGTACTTCGCATGGAAATGGTATGGGTAATGTTATTACTGTAGATACATCAAACATAAATGTTGTAGCTAGTAATATAGGAGAAGTAAATAGTTTTGCACAAAGATATAGAGTAGCAAGCAGTGATCCTACATCATCATTAGATGAAGGTGATTTAGTTTATAATAGCACAGCAAATGCTCTTAAATATTATAATGGATCTTCTTGGGTAACTATTGTTGCTGGTTCTTTGACAGATATAGTACAGGATGGAACTCCACAATTAGGCGGCAACCTTGATGTACAAACAAACTCAATAATATCTACTTCAAACAGAGATATAAATATTACACCAGATGGATCTGGTAATGTAGTTTTAGATGGATTAAGTTATCCCTCTAGTGATGGCACAGCAGATCAAGTACTTAAGACTGATGGATCTGGAACACTTAGTTTTGGCACAGTACAAGCAAGTGAGTTGACAACAGTCGGAAATTACTTTAGTAATTATAATAGTATAAGTAGTAATACTACTTCTACAACAGCCAGCACAAAGAATGCTTTTCTCTTTGGACCGATAACTGTGAGTGGTAGCTCTACTTGGACAATAAGTGGCGATGGCAGTTTAGAAATATTTTAAGGAGTAAAAATGGCAAGTACAGTAAAAGTAGATAAGATAAGGGGATCAGCTAGTACAGAAGTAAAATTAGATGGTAACTTAGATGTAAATGGAAACAGTATTGTATCTGCATCTAATGGTAATATAGCTATAACCCCAAATGGTTCAGGTAAAGTAATAGTAGATGGATTATCATTACCTACAGCAGATGGAACAGCTAATCAATTATTAAAGACAGATGGTTCTGCAAATATATCTTTTACAACATTAGATATATCTACAGATCCTTCACCTCAGTTGGGAGCTGACCTTGATGTTAATGGCAACTCGATAGTATCAGCATCAAATGCTAATATTAACATTACACCTAATGGAACAGGAGATGTTAATTTAGGTACAGACACAGTAATGGTTGGTGATAATAATGCTGATGCAACAATTACTACACAAGGTACAGGTGATCTTACACTTAGTACAAACTCAGGTACTAATTCAGGTACTATAACAATAGCAGATGGTGCAAACCAAAACATATCATTGACACCAAATGGATCTGGTAAAGTAGTTCTTGATGGTATAACTTTTCCAAATGCAGATGGAAATACAAACCAGATACTTACAACAGATGGTTCTGGTAATTTACAGTTTCAGGATGCTGGAGGTGGTAAAGTACTGCAAGTGCAAACAGTTCAAAAGAATGATACTTTTTCTACATCAAGTACTTCAGATACAACAGTAACAGGATTACAATTAAATATTACTCCTAGTTTAACCACAAGTAAAATTTTAATAACAATAAATTTAACTGCTTGTATGGGTCATTATACTGATTCAGATGGTACTCAAAGTCATAACAGAGTAAATATCTTTAGAGGGTCAACAAATCTTGTTGATGATCAAATTACTGGTCAAGGAAATAGAACTGGATGTTTATCTCAACATGGATTTAGAAAAGCTGGTCATATAGAAGCACTTGTTTATCATATTATAGACTCTCCATCAACTACTTCACAGTTAACATATTATGTAAAAGTAAAAGCTAGAAGTTCTACTATATTTGTTAATAAACATTCAGACGATCCAACTAATAACTACTCAACAACACCTAGAGGTGTATCAACTTTAACCTGTATGGAGATAGGAGCATAATGATAGAAAGAGCAATATTAAAAATAAATCCTAAAGCTGAGTTTAGTATTAATGGTAATGATATAGATAACATTGTATGGCTTAATGGAACAACTCCAATATCAAAAAAAGATATTGAAGCACAGTATTCAACAGTAGAATTAGAAATAGCACTTGATAGTTTAAGAAATATTAGAAACGAATTATTAGAAAATACTGATTGGTGTGCTTTGTCAGATGTTACTATGTCTGATGATATGAAAACCTACAGACAAAAGTTAAGAGATATAACTGAAGGTTTAGATACTGTTGATAAAGTAAATAAAGTTACAATGCCAACTAAGCCATAGAGGGTAATGAAGATAAAAACACATTTACAAAACATTCTTAATAAAATAAAAAGTTTATTTAAGAGAAAAAAAAAAAGAGGTAGACCTCCAAAGACCAGGGCATTCTAATGACAATTGATCCTTTTTTGGTATGGAACATAGTTCTATCTTTTATTATTGTTCCTTTTGGTTGGGCATTTGGCAAAATGTTTTCTGAAGTCAAGAGGTTACAGCTACATCTTAATGATACACGTGAAACATATGCCACTAAATCTGAGTTAAATAACGAAGCAAGAGAAACTAAAGAAGCTATAATAAGACTTGAACAAAAACTAGATAGGATGGCAGATAGATGGTCGAGCCAGTAACAGCAGTTCTTACTGGTATAGCACTGGTAAAACAAGCAACCTCATTCATAAAAGAAAATATCAATACAGTCAATGATATATCTGGTATAGCAAAACAAATAGATCAAATGTTTACTGGTCAACAAGAGATCAATAAAGAGCGTAGCAGAGTTGCAAACAGCACAGCTAATGAGTTAGGTTTATCAAATGTCACACAAAGTATAATTGATGCCAAGTTAGCAAATGAGCAAATGCAAGAAGTAAAGAATATGATAAATCTTAGATTCGGACCGAACACTTGGGATCAGATCCTAATGGAACGTAAACGTAGAATAGAAGCAGTAAAGCAACAGAAGTTATTAATTAAGAAAAGAAAGTTAGAGAAACAAAAAGAAATGATGGATGTTGCAAAACAAGCTACGATAGGTATAAGTATAGTTTTATTAATACTAGTCTTTAGTATAATAGCTTACGTTGCCTTTGCTTCGGAAGAAGAAGAATGTATGGAGTTTTATCCAAAGTATTATCTCGTATGTCTAAACGAAGGTAAAGAGATAGCTTTAACTGAACAATATTTAGATCGTCTTAAATACAGACAACAAAATACTTGTTGTTTATTACAAAATGAAAAGGAGTAACTATGGCACTAACAGCATTAATCGGACCAGCAACTAAACTTATTGGCAAGTTTGTAAGAGATAAAGATAAACAAGCACAACTTGCACACGAAATCTCAACTATGGCAGAAAAGCATAGTCAACAACTAATGATGCAACAATTAGAAGTAAACAAAGCTGAAGCAAAAGGTAACTGGTTTCAATCTTCGTGGCGACCCCTTGTCGGTTGGATCTGTGCGATTTCCCTGGGAATTAATTTTATGGTTTCGCCAATTTGTGCTGGATTTGGTATTACTATACCACAAGCTGATATGTCAGTTATGATGCCATTGCTTTTAGGTATGCTTGGACTTGGTGGTTTACGATCTTTCGACAAGTTAAAGAAAACTGATACTAAAACTTTGAAAAAGTAGGTAGAATCATAAGCAAAGATTATTTAGCGGCACTCAGTGCTCATTTAAATGGATCGAAAAATCCCTGATTTCTAGGGTTTTTAGCTAGGGATACCAACCACAACATATAGTAATATATCCACAACAATTTATTAATATTGTGTTTGTTTATTAAAATCCCTAGTACAAATAATATATATAGTTATAAAATCTTATCAAGAAAAATGTTTTTCAGAACATTCACTTATTGTTTTTACTATACGTTCTGCTCTTGCACCTACTTGATTATACCATTGACTGTCTTGTGCTTCTTTACCAGCAGTAACATAATCACCAAGCTCGAGAGCTGCAATCATTTTTCTAAACTTACTGAGTCTAGTTATTCCCAAATTAAAAGCCATGTTGTAGAAACATAGCTTTATTGGGAGCGGAGAAATTTTTATGAATGGATAGTTATTATCCACTTCCTTAATAACATCTAATATTCTTTGTCGCAACAACATTCTTGCTTCATCTTCTGATAGTCCGTGTTCTTCAACTTCGATTCCATATCCAACAGTATACTTACCAGCTGGACATTTATAAACTATATGTCTGCCATTATCATTCTTTACTGTACCTTCATCTTCTGCTAATTGATTTATTAGTTCTTCTATCATATCACCTCACTAATTTATATTTATCTATTGTTATTTTTCTTTGTTTTTTTTTACTAACCTTAACTTTAGAATTTTCAGATCCCCCCTTTTTTTGTGGAGGGGGTTCCGAAAATTCTAATCTCATTCCTTTGACTACTGCTTTATCATAACAATCTTTACAATAAAACGTACCACCTTTCCATTTTACTGCGTTCTTGGTGCAATACTTACACCTCTTTTTCATACACGCTTTTCTCCAAGCATCATCAAATATACCCACCTATACCTCCTAAAGGTATACTACATTACCTTTAGTATTGTGTGCAAGATTTACTTTTATACCATAGCAAGTTGATAGCAGTTTGATAGTTCTTGGACTTGGTATAGTTCTTTCTGCATTTACTATTGTAGATATAGATAAGCCAGTTAGATTGCTCGCATCTAAATATGTATACGAACAATCTATTCTAGCTTTTCGGAGAATCTTACAAATGTTAGAAGGGAGGTGCGTCGTCATCTTTGACACCAGCACTATCTTTCTTCTCGCATAATTCTATTCTGCTATCAAACCTACCACACACAACACTTGTGTACCAAGTACCATCATCTAATTTAGAATTTTGCAGCTCTCCTTTGACATAAACAATCATACCTTTTTTGATATACTTCATAACAAAATCTGTTTTATATGGATCAAATATACTGATTTTGTGATGATGTGCTTTACGATTGTCTTTACTACCAGAGTTGTGAGTTACAACTAACTTGCAGTATTCCTCATTTTTCATACGTTCTGGATCTACTGCACAATGTCCTAGTATAGTTACTTCAGCTAATGTCTGCATCTTTGTCCTTCCTTTCATTCATTATTTTTATTTGATCTTTATATGCTTGTCTAAACCAATTTTGATCTTCTTCTTTTAGTGCTGATATCTCATCTTTGAATGTAGTATACAATTCATTTAGCATAGTTTTATCTACTGAATTTTCTATATCTGCAATAAAATCTTTCTTCAATCTTTCTAATGCTTTAGGTGAAGTATCTGCTTTACTAGATTCATTACCATCATCATCTGGATCACCTACTACACCAAGTAATGCACACAAACCAT